CGCAGATGATACATATGACCTTGGTACATCTTCATTGAGATGGCGAGACTTATATGTCTCTGGTAGTACCGTTGATATTGGTGGTATGAAACTTACCAATGACGGTAGTAATAATTTAGAAGTTAAGGATAGTGGTGGTGCAAAGAAAACAATTAGTGCTAATATTGCCTTTTCTGATATATCATCTAAACCCACTACTGTTTCTGGATATGGAATATCAGACGCATTATCTTTAACTAGTCTATCAGTAGGTTCGGAAGCATCCGCGTCTGGTGATGGTGGCATATCATATAATAATAGTACAGGTGTATTTACATATACTCCACCAGATTTATCTGCAAAAGCAGACCTTGCTAGTCCAGCGCTTACTGGTAACCCAACTGCGCCGACACAATCCGCGAGTGACAATAGTACAAAGATTGCTACAACTGCCTATACTGATACAGCAGTTGCGAACATTGTTGATTCTGCGCCTGGCACGCTCAACACCCTAAATGAACTTGCAGATGCTTTGGGTGATGATGCAAACTTTTCTACCACAGTAACAAATAATATTGCTACCAAGGCACCTCTTGCTAGTGCGGCTTTGACAGGAACACCAACTGCTCCAACCGCGTCTACTGGTACAAATACAACACAAATTGCCACTACAGCATTTGTCAAACAGGAAATTGACGCACTCAAAGCCCTACTATACGCATACGACCAATCCTAAGTCTTATAAATAGTCAAAGTATTAAAACTATTTAAATAGGGGTTCACATGGCTTTATCCACAAGACAAGGACTCATCGACTATTGCTTACGAAGGTTGGGACACCCTGTAATAGAAATCAATGTCGATGAAGACCAAATATCAGATAGAATCGATGATGCCTTTCAACATTGGAATGAGTACCATTTCGATGGTGTCGAGAGGGCATATATCAAACACAAGTTAACTGGTTCTACTTTAACTCTAACAGGTAGTGCCACTTTCACGGCAGGAGAAATTATAACTGGTGGGACATCTGGTGCAAAAACAACAGTACACAAGTCAAGTTCTGGTACTTCAGTAGTATACGAGAAACCAACTACTGCGGAATCGTTTGAAGCAAACGAAGTAATTACTGGTTCGGATTCTGGTACTACTGCAACCATTCAGAGTATATCCAAGGGAGATATAGAGAATGCTTATATACCAGTAGATAATTCTATTTTAAATGTAGTAAGAGTGTTTAAGTTTGGTGCAATTGTAGGTAGTAAATCAGATGGATTGTTTGATGTAGACTATCAGTTCGCGTTAAACGATTTATATAATCTACTTTCTGCTGACATTACATATTACTCAATGGTCAAGACACATATGAATGTGTTAGAAAGTATATTCAGAAACGAAAGACCTATTCGATTCAACAGGAAAACAAATAGACTATATCTAGACACAGATATGGATTCTACTTTTGATATAGATAATTATATTATCGCGGAAGCATATTCAATTTTAGACCCTGCTACATTCACAGAGGTTTATGATGATATGTTCTTAAAGAGATATGCTACTGCTCTTATTAAAAGACAATGGGGCGAGAACATGAAGAAGTTCGGGGGAATCGCGTTGCCAGGCGGTGTAACACTAAATGGTGACCAAATATATGGTGAGGCAGTTCAAGAGATTTCTATTATAGAAGATGAAATGCAGATGAAATATGAATTACCCCCAATGATGATGACAGGGTAAATAAATGGCAACTAATGTTTACTTCCAATCTGGCGACACTAGTGGTTCTACTAACGAACAGCGTTTAGTAGAGGACTTAGTTATCGAGAGCCTAAAAATATATGGACATGATGTCTATTATATGCCTAGGACTTTAGTAAACAGAGATACTATATTTGATGAAGATGAATTGTCTAAGTTCACGCAGAGTTATCCTTTAGAAATGTACATGGAAAATGTTGAGGGATATGACGGTGAAGGAGATTTATTTACTAGATTTGGTATAGAAATTAGAGACCAAGCAACATTCATCCTATCTAAAAGAAGATGGGAACAGATGGTTGATAGAGAAGAAGATTCTGGTGGTACATTTCAATTAACAGCAAGACCAGCCGAAGGAGATTTATTATATTTTCCTAAGACAAAATCTTTATTTGAAATTAAGTTGGTGGAATTTCAGAATCCATTCTATCAACTAGGAAAAATTTATGTGTTTAGGATGCAATGCGAACTCTTTGAATACAGTTCGGAGAGACTTGATACTGGAGATTCTGCTATTGATGGAATCGAAGACGCACAAAGTCTTGACATTCTAAACTTCCAGTTCCAGTTAGAAGATGGAGACTTACTGAGATTGGAAGACAATGACAGTCTGATATTAGAAAGTTTCATGACTAATAGAGGAAATGTCGGTGCTGATAATGCTGACTTTGATACATGGCAGTCTGCATCTAACATATTAGACTTCACGGAAACTAATCCATTTGGTGAGATATAATGTTTAAGAACAAACAATTTTATAATCAACATACACGCAAAGCTATTATTGCATTTGGTACTATTTTTAATAATATTCAAATAAACAGAGTTAATGCTGGTGGTGTTACTGAACAAGTAATTAGGGTTCCATTGTCCTATTCTACAAAACAAAAGTTTATGACTAGGATTGAAGCAATTCCAAATACTGAGTCGCGTGGTGAGGTTGCTATAACTTTACCAAGAATGGGATTTGAAATAGTGGGATTTCAATATGACCCATCAAGAAAGGTTTCACCTATTCAAAAGAATGTAACTACTAGTGGTGCAGAAACAAACTCATATAAAACAAGTTTTGTATCTACTCCATATGATATGAATATGTCTTTGTATATATTTGCAAAGAATCAAGAGGATGCATTACAGATAGTAGAACAGATTTTCCCATACTTCAACCCAGATTTCAATGTGACAATTAATGATTTGCCTGAGTTGGGTATTAAGAGAGATATTAAAATAACATTGGATAGTGTTAGTTACGAAGATGTATTTGAAGGTGCATATGCAGACAGACAAGCTATTAACTGGACACTTAACTTTACAATGAAATTAAATTATTATGGATTTGTAAGTAATCAGTCGTTCATTAAGAAGGCAATAGCACAAACATATGAGAATACAGACTTCACAGGGCCGAATATAAAACAAACACTTTCCGTTGCAACAACATTACCAACTGCAACCGCTACAATATCTGGTGGTTCGGTAACAGGATTTACTATAACATATGGTGGGGCAGGATACACTAGTCCACCTAACATTACTCTTACTGGTAACGCGAGAGCACATGCTGAGTTAACAGATGGAGAGGTAACTAATATTGTTATAGATGACGCTGGAAGTGGTTATTCAGAAGCACCTACCGTGACATTTGAGGAACCACCTAATTATAATGCAGACCCCTATAAGGATGACCCATATAGGTTCGTGGAGGAGTTTGACCAAACTTATGTATAACTATGCCAAAAAATAAAGTATTTGATGCACTCGATAAAACATTTAACACCGTAACTACAGAAATTGCTGAGAAGAAAGGTGGCGCTATCGTTGTGCCTGAAAAAGAGAATGAGAAACTAGATAAGGATTTTGAGGAAGCACGAAATCTATTGAAGCGTTCCGCTGAGTATGCGGAAGAAGCCGCACAAGGTATTCTAAATGTTGCTACCAATAGTGACAACCCTCGTGCCTATGAAGTTGCTGGACAAATCATCAAGACTATGGGTGAACAAGCTAAAGATATGATGGAAGTCCAAGAGAAGAAACATCGAATAGAAAAGAATTCCGATGAACCAAAGACAGTAAACAGAACAACAAATAATTTAGTATTTACTGGAACAACTTCTGACATGCTAAAGGCATTGAAAAATGAGAACGAAAAAACTATAGACCATGAGCCAGACTGAACTATCATATCACGGTAATCCCAATTTAAAACCAATTGGATATGAACACGATTTTACAAAAGAACAATTAGAAGAGTTTGTAAAGTGTGAACAAGACCCAATTTATTTTATAGAGAATTATTGTCAAATAGTAACCTTGGATAAAGGTCTACAACCTTTTAAACTGTACGACTGTCAGAAAAAGAAGGTAGATTTCATTATGAATAATCGAAAGACTATTCTTATGGAAGGTAGACAACAAGGTAAAACTGTTACAGCAGCTGCTTGTATAGTACATTATTCTGTATTTAATGCAGATAAGAACATTGCTATTATGGCTAACAAGACTTCTGCTGCTAGGGAAGTACTATCCAGATATCAGATAATGTATGAGAATTTGCCTATCTGGATGCAACAGGGTGTGAAAACATGGAACAAAGGTGATGTAGACCTAGAGAATGGTTCTCGCGTGTTTACTTCTGCTACTACTGCCTCTGGTATTCGGGGTAAATCAGTTAACTGGTTGTACATCGATGAGGCTGCAATCATACCAAACAATATAGCAGATGAGTTTTTTGCATCTGTATATCCTACTATCTCTGCTGGTGAGACCACAAAGATTCTATTGACATCTACGCCACTAGGATATAATCATTTCTGGAAATTCTGGAACGAATCAGAGAAAGGTACGAATGGATTTGAAAACATGTTCATTCCTCATACTGAAATTCCAGGCCGAGATGATGCGTGGATAGAGGAACAGTTTAAATTATTGGGTGAAGTAAAGTTCAACCAAGAGGTATTATGTGACTTCTTAGGGTCAACGAATACTTTGATTAGTGGTAAATCTCTTTCTACAATGTCATCAACAGACCCAGTATATAAGAAGGATGGACTAGAGATATATGAAGAACCTAAAGAGGATAAATATTATGTAATAGCGGCTGATACTGCGAGGGGTATTGGTGGAGATTTCTCCGCTTTTATCGTGATTGATATAACAGAGATGCCGTTTAGGGTTGTTGGTAAGTATAGAGATAACAAAATCTCACCATTATTGTATCCAGACTTTATTAATAAAGTCGCAAAAGATTACAATGGTGCGTATGTGTTACTTGAAACAAACGATATTGGTCAACAAGTAGTTGATATACTTCACCAAGAACTAGAGTATGAAAATATTTTTAGTACGGTACAGGAAAAAACTAAACAATATGTTTCGCCTGGCTTCGGAAAACAAAGTACTCTAGGTGTACGAACATCAAAAGCAGTTAAAAGACAGGGATGTTTGGCACTAAAAAGTTTGATTGAAGAACAGAAGTTCTTAATATTTGATGCTGATTGTATTAGCGAGTTATCAACATTTGTTGAGAGACACGGTTCATTTGCTGCTGATGAAGGATACCATGATGACCTTGCCATGTGTATGGTATTATTTGCATGGTTATCTACTAATACATTTTTTAAGGATTTGACGAATGTGGACATTCGTGACAATTTATATAATTCCCAGATGAGAATGATAGAAAATGATTTAACACCATTCGGGCTTGTGGTGAACGGACAAGAACCAGAGGCAGAGGTTATGGATGGTGATTATTGGATTTGGGCAGATGAGAAAGAAAATTTTTTATAAATAATTGTCAGGAATAACTATTTAGTCAAGATAGATTAAAAACGAAATACGAAGGAGAACAAAATGGCTTTCCAATTATCGCCTGGCGTCTTAATCAAAGAAAAAGACCTAACGAATGTTGTCCCCGCTGTAGCCACCACTATTGGTGGAATTGTGGGTGATTTTCAATGGGGCCCAGCACATGAGATAACTCAGATAACATCTGAAAATAATCTCGTTGAAAGGTTCGGGAAACCCACAACAAGTGTATATTATGACCACATGGTATCATCCAGTTTCTTGGCATACGGTTCACAATTGTTAACTGTTAGAGAAGTTGGGGCTGCTGCTAGAAACGCGGTTGGAACTGGTACTGCTGTATTAATCAAAAACAGAGAAGCATACAACGAAAACTACTCCGCTGGAGAAGCTGCTGTTGGGCCTTGGGCTGCCAAGTACGCTGGTACTTATGGTAATGCACTTAAAGTAGAAATTGCTGACATCACTTCTGCATCTGCACTTTCAGTTGGTTCTGGAACGGTAACTGCTGGTGGTTCTGGATATTCATCCGCGACTGTCACATTTGCTGACCCGACTGCTGTTACGCCTGCAAACGGAGGTATAACTGCAACTGGTACTGCTACTGTATCTGGTGGTGCTGTAACCGCAATAACTATCACAAACCCAGGCTACGGATATTCATCCGCACCTACTGTGACTGTTGGTGGTGACGGTTCATCTGCAACTGCTACATCTACTCTGCAAACTGCGTGGGCATATAAAGACAATTTTGATTTCACACCCACTACAACCACATGGGCTAAGAACAATGGTTCTACTCGTGATATGGTTCATGTCATCGTAATTGATGAGAGTGGCGCAATTAGTGGAACTGCTGGTACAATACTAGAAAAATTCGCTGGTCTTTCTAAGGCATCTGATGCTAAAGACGACTTAAATCAAACAAATTATTATAAGAATGTTATCAATGACCGTTCAGATTATATTTACTGGATGGATCATCCTACAAACGGTTCAAACTGGGGTACTTCATCCGCTGGTGGAACTACTTTTGCTACATTAGTAGGTTCTGGAGATGGTGATGTTTCAACTTCACTTGGAAGTGGTGTTGATGCTGCTCCTGCTACTGCTGACTTGCAGGCTGGTTACGGACTATTCGCAAATGATGAACTAGTAGATGTAAGTTTAATTCTTACTTCTGCTCACGCGACTGCTGTAGGTGATTATGTTATTGATAGTGTTGCTGAGATTCGTAAAGATGCTATGGTATTCATCTCTCCACAGAGAAGTGCTGTAGTTAATAACGAAGGTTCAGAAACAAGTTCAATTATTACAACTTCTGACCTTAACGCATATACTCGTTCATCTTATGCAGTATATGACTCTGGTTGGAAATACATGTACGACAAGTACAATGATAGATACGCTTACATTCCTCTGAATGGAGATGTCGCTGGTACTTGTGTTGTTACAGACAAAGGAGATGACCCTTGGTTCTCGCCTGGCGGTCTTAACAGGGGACAAATTAAAAATGCAATTAAACTCGCATGGTCACCTAATAAGGCACAAAGGGATACACTTTATACTAAAGGTGTTAACCCTGTAATCTCAACGCCTGGCTCTGGTATTGTATTGTTTGGAGACAAGACAATGCTTGATTCACCAAGTGCATTTAACAGAATTAATGTTCGTAGATTGTTTATTGTCCTTGAAAAGGCAATTGCAACTGCTGCTAAATTCCAATTATTCGAGTTCAACGATGCATTTACAAGGGCACAGTTTGTTGCTCTAGTAGAACCTTTCTTGAGAGATGTTCAAGGTAGAAGGGGTATCTTTGATTTCCGCGTAGTGTGTGACGAAACAAACAATACTGCTGCTGTTATAGACGCAAATGAGTTTAGGGCTGACATATTTGTCAAACCTGCCAAGTCTATTAACTTCATCACGCTGACATTTGTTGCGACAAGAAGCGGAATATCTTTTGAAGAACTTGGCGGTTAATAGAGATAAATAAAATAAAGTTAGGAGAAAAAAGACATGAATATTGAAGAGTTTAAGGCCAGACTAGGTGCTGGTGGAGCGAGACCTAATCAGTTTAGGGTCAAGCTTGCCTTCCCTTCTTATGTTACTGGTGTTGACCCATCTTACAGTCTGCTCGTAACTGGGGCCGCCCTTCCCGCTTCCAATGTAAACCCTGCTATCATTCAATATAGAGGTAGGGAAATCAAACTTGCAGGCGAAAGGATATTCGACCCTTGGACTATTACAGTAGTTAACGACTCAGATTTTAGTCTACGAGCACCATTTGAACAATGGATGAACGGTATGAATGACCGCGAATCTAACGAAGCTATTACTTTGGAACCATCAAGTTACCAAAGTGATATAGTTGTGGAACATTTAGATAGGAATGATGTAGTGTTACCTAATGGTACATACACTTTAAGAAATGCATTTCCTATTCAGATGTCAGAAATTGCGCTAAACTATGCACAGAATGACATCTTTGAAGAATTTACGGTGACATGGCAATACACACATTATGATGTAGAATAATCTACGAGTTGAAGAAGGTATAAATTATGGAATTATTTGGATTTGAAATATCAAGATCCAAGTCTAAGACGGAAAAATCATTCGTTCCGCCTCATGACGATGGGTCTTTAGAAACGATAAGGGCGGGTGGATACTACGGTACTTACTTTGATATAGAAGGTACTGCTAATAGTGAAACCCAACTTATTAAAAGATATAGAGATATATCTATGATGGGCGATGTTGACGCAGCCATTGAGGATGTTGTCAATGATGCAATATCAAACTTGGACGATGAGAAACCAATCAAGTTAAACCTTGACCAAGTTTCACAGTCTGCTACAGTCAAAAAAGCGATTGTAGCTGAGTTTGATAATGTATTGAAGATGTTAGATTTTAACATTCGTGCTCAAGATTATTTCAGACGATGGTACATTGATGGGAGAATTTTCTTTCACAAGGTCATCGATACTGAAAAACCGAAAGACGGTATAAAAGACATTCGTTATGTTGACCCAAGGAAAATCCGAAAGGTCAGAGAAGTTAAGAAAGAGAAAGATAAAAAATCTCAAGTAACTCTCATAAAGGATGTGCAAGAATATTTTGTGTTTGATGAGAAGGGGATTGCCACTAACTCTCAAATGTCATATAGGACAGATGTAGTTAATGATAAGGCAATCAAGGTTAGCAAAGACGCTGTTACATATTGTACATCTGGATTAGTTGACCAAGATAGGAACATACCATTATCCTATCTTCACAAAGCGATACGCCCTGCTAACCAATTGAGAATGATGGAGAACGCGGTGGTGATTTATCGTATCACACGGGCTCCCGAAAGAAGAATTTTTTATATAGATGTTGGGAATCTGCCCACAGGAAAAGCAGAACAATATCTAAAAGATGTGATGAGTCGCTATAGAAACAAACTTGTTTACGATAGTGATACTGGTGAGATAAGAGATGACAAGAAGTTTATGTCAATGCTTGAAGACTTCTGGTTACCACGAAAAGAAGGTGGTAGAGGTACAGAGATTCAAACATTGCCAGGCGGTGCGAACTTAGGTGAGATTGAAGATGTAGTTTACTTCCAAAAGAAACTATACCAATCACTTAATGTTCCGATTTCGCGTCTGGAACAACAGACAGGTCTAAATTTTGGACGGTCTGCTGAGATTACTAGAGATGAACTTAAATTTACAAAGTTCATTTCAAAGTTGAGAAATAGATTTAGTGGGATATTTGATGACCTACTAAAATCTCAACTTGTATTGAAGGGGGTCATTAACGAAGAGGAATGGCCAGATATAAGAAATGACCTACAGTATTTGTTTGCTAGTGATGCATACTATACTGAGTCTAAAGACCAAGAGGTTCTTAGAAGTAGGTTGGAGATACTAAACGGAGTAGTACCATTTATAGGTCAGTTGTTTAGTAGAGAATATGTCCAGAAACAAATAATGAGGTTTTCGGACGAGGAAATAGAATTGCTGGATAAACAAATTGCAGCCAGTCAAGAAACTGAGATAACTAATGGAGAAGAAAATGAGTGAAACAGATAATGTAGAAGTTGAAGTTACCGATAAAGTAACACCACAAGATGCCGTCAGAAACATGATGGATAAGTGGGCTGAAGGTGACTACACAGCCGCAAACGATGAGTTTGCAAAGGCAATGGGTACAAGGGCGGATGAATTAGTTTCCGCGAGGAAGGAAGAAATATCAAATGCGATATTTAATGACCCAGAACTTCAGAAGATGGGACTTGAAGCTGCACCAGAAGAAGAATTAGAACAAACAGAAACCGATACAGGGGACGGAGAATGAAGACATTTAAAGAACTACGCGAGGAAGCGCAGGCGGTAGAAAAACCGAAGAAGGAGAAAGCTACTGCGAATCATCCTGCCGAAGATGGCACGGAAGGTGATGTCACTCCCCCAAAACAGGGTAGTTCGGAAGACCCTAAGTTAACACATAGTTGTGCAACTAAGGTAGTCCATCCCAAATTCGGAGAGGGTAAACCCATAGTAGGTGAGCATGCTGAACCCAATAAAGAGGGTAACATTGCTTGGTATCGGGTTATGTTTGAACACGGAGTGGAAATGTGTGAGACTTATGCTCTAGAGATTCTAGACGAAAAGCATCACGGTAACCATTCAAAAAAGAAATACTAGGAGAAACTAAATGGCAGTCGTAGTCGATGTTTTAAAACTTACTCAAGTTCAAGGAGTATGTGCCGTTCGTGGGACAGCTGCGACAGGCACCATTGCTCTTGCAACCACTCTAAAGAAGAGTACAGAGACACAGAGTTCACCAAAGGCAGATATTAAAGCAATTCATTGGACATTATCTGCAAGTGCAAGTGCTAAGATACAAAGGAATAGTGATATTCTCTATGAATTAACAGAGAGTGGGTCACTAGATTTTTACGGATTTAATGATAATCACCAGAACGACCAAGACATAGAGGTGGTTATTGCTGGTGGTGCTGGAGGAACGGTAATTGTAGAGACTGCTAAGGTAAGTGGATATGGTTCACAACAACACCAAGGCGCAGATGGGAGTTTAGGATAAAATGAAACTTATAACAGAAACAACAGAAGATATTAAATATCTTAAAGAAGAAAAAGACGGTAAGACAAACCTTTTCATTGAGGGTGTCTTTCTCCAATCTGACCTTAAAAACAGGAACGGTAGGGTATACCCACGCGAAATTATGCAAAGGGAAGTAAACCGTTATGTTAAAGAAAGTATCGACAAGAAAAGGGCAATGGGTGAATTAGGACATCCAGATGGCCCTACAATTAATTTAGACCGCGTATCACACATGATAACTTCTTTGAGAGAAGACGGTTCCAATTATATTGGAAAAGCAAAGATTCTTGATACACCTATGGGAAATATCGTAAAGAACCTTATTGACGAAGGTGCCTCCCTTGGTGTAAGTTCCAGAGGACTTGGAACTTTAAAAGAAAAGAATGGCATCAACGAGGTACAAGATGACTTTGTACTATCAACTGCTGCTGATATAGTCGCAGACCCATCCGCTCCAGACGCCTTTGTAAGAGGTATTATGGAACATAAAGAGTGGGTAATGGTTGAAGGTGCATGGATGGAACAAGAAATAGACGCTGCTGTTAGAAGAATAAAAAGGGCTGGTTCTCGTGAACTGGAGGAAGAGAAGATGGCAGTGTTCAGTTCATTCATGAATAAGTTATCAAAAATCTAAAGATTTATAAATAAATACAGTATAACGCAAATCTCAAAGGAGAAATTAACATGGGCGTAGAAAGCAAAATAAGAGAAATGCTCGCTAAGGGAAAGGAAGTTGAATCCGCTCTTAACGAGGAGACTCAAGAACTGGATGAGGCTGGAGCTGCTGAAAATCTGAAACCTAATGCAACAGGTGGAGATAAAACAAATCCAACTCAAGGGGACTCAAACCCGAATCCAGCAATACAAGATCTAAGTGGAACTGGTAACCCAGAAGGTGGCTTAACTGCTGCTATCGGGCCCGCTTCTGCATCTAAATTAGGTGATGCACCTAGACCTGCCAATCAAGGCGCTGGTGATGCACCAAACTACAATGATGGGGAAGACCCTAAAAATGTAGTTGCTCAGAAATCTTCTGAAGGTGTACGCACCCAGAAGGAAGAAGAGGAAGTAGAGGATGAAGTAATCGCTGAAGATGAAGAAGACAACAAAGAAGAAGAAGTTGTCGCTGAGTCTGAAGTAGAAGAAACCGAATCAGAAGAGGAGGACGCAGAAGTGTCAGCTGAAACAGAAGAACAAGAAGAAACTTTGTTTGAAAATGACATCAAAAACCTTTTCGCTGATGAGGAACACCTCTCAGAAGAGTTTAAAGTAAAGGCTGCTGAACTATTTGAAACAGTAGTCACCGCAAGACTCGCCAATGAAATGGAAAACATTCAGAAAGAACTAGAGGAACAGTCTAATATTGAAAGAGAAACTTTCAAGGAAGAGATGGTTGGTAAAATCGACCAGTATCTTAACTATGTTGCTGAAAACTGGATGAAGGAAAACGAGCTTGCTATAGAGCGTGGTCTTAGGACTGAAATTACAGAAGACTTTATTAAGTCTCTGAAACAAGTTTTCGCTGAACATTACATCGAAGTTCCACAAGACAAGTACGATGTACTTGGCGAAATGCAAGACGAAATTGAGTCACTTAAAAAGAAACTCAACGAGTCTGTGGAAGCACAAATCAGTATCACAGGTGAGAGGGAAGCACTGCTTCGTTCTAAAGTCATCGGTGAAGCTGCTGAAGATTTAACACTAACTGAACAAGAGAAGTTAACTCAACTCTTAGAAGATGTTGATTTCGGTAGTACTGAAATGTTCGCGGAAAAAGTATCAGTCGTGAAGGAAAATTATTTTCCTAAACAGGAACAAACTTTAACTGAAGAGTCTGATAAGATGACTGACACAGTTGATGAAGCATTCCTTGAAGAAGGCGGAACTATTAATAAGTACGCTCAAGCGATTTCCAGACAACTTAAAAAATAAGTTTATTATAAATAATACCAATAGGTAATAACCAGAAAGAAAATAGGAGACTACAATGTATCTTTCAGAAGAAATCCAAAAAAAGTGGAGTCCAGTATTGGAACATCCCGACCTTGGCGAAATTAAGGATAGTTATCGTAAAGCGGTAACAGCTATTATTCTTGAGAACCAAGAGAAGGCTCTGCAAGAAGAGAAATCAATAATCTCTGAAGCAGTTCACGCTAACAATATGTCATCTGCTGTTGACACTTATGACCCTATACTAATCTCATTAGTAAGACGAGCTCTTCCTAATTTGATGGCGTATGATGTCTGTGGTGTTCAACCTATGACTGGCCCAACAGGTCTTATCTTTGCCATGAAGTCACATTATACTTCGCAGACAGGAACAGAAGCTCTGTTCAACGAAGCGGATACTGACTTTGCTGGTACAGGTACGCACGCTGGGTCTAATCCAGTTGACGGTTCATACACAACTGGTACTGGTGTAACTAGAGACAATGCAGAATTGTTCGGTGACACAGTTACTTTGAACCAAATGGCGTTCTCAATCGAGAAGACAACTGTAACCGCTAAGTCAAGAGCACTTAAAGCAGAATATACTGTGGAACTTGCTCAAGACCTTAAAGCAGTTCACGGTCTTGACGCTGAGTCAGAATTGTCAAACATTCTTTCTCAAGAAATTCTCGCTGAGATTAACAGAGAAGTTATTAGAACTATCTACAAAGTTGCTAAGACAGGTGCTGCTTCGACTGCATCCGCTGGAACTTTCGACCTAGATGTTGATTCAAACGGAAGGTGGTCTGTAGAAAGGTTCAAGGGTCTATTGTTCAATATTGAACGAGATGCTAATGTAATCGCTCAAGATACTCGTAGAGGAAAAGGTAACTTCATCATCTGTTCTTCAGATGTTGCCTCTGCACTTTCAATGGCTGGTGTGTTAGATTACGCTCCTGCTCTTGACACTAATCTTAATGTCGATGACACAGGTAACACTTTCGCTGGTGTTCTTAACGGACGCTACAGAGTGTATGTTGACCCTTATTCTGCTAACACAGGTGCTGCTAGTCAGTTCTACTGTGTAGGTTACAAAGGAACATCACCTTATGACGCTGGTCTGTTCTACTGTCCGTATGTGCCTTTACAAATGGTTCGTGCGATTGACCCATCTACTTTCCAACCGAAAATCGGTTTCAAAACTAGATATGGTATGATTGCTAACCCATATGTTACACAATCTGATGGTACAACTGACGCAGACACATTTACTGCTGATAGAAACCAGTACTACAGGTCTGTTAAGGTTACCAACCTTATGTAATAATAAGAGTTGGGTTAACCAACCAGTAAAAACAACAGTTTTCAAGGGAGTCTTCGGACTCCCTTTTTTTTCGCTTGACATTTGTTATAAATAGCAGTATAATAATAACTATTTTAGGTTTAGAACTATGGCATATACACCAAATCCATCTGTTACTGAAGGTAACTTCTCCGCACAGTCTGGTACTGAGCTTGATTACCTTAGACCGAATGGGTTTAAGTTTCAAGTTCATAATCTCCCAAATGTGGCATTCTTTTGTCAAGGGGCAAACATTCCAGACATGACTTTGGGATTCCCTGTACAAACTACACCACTACAGGATATACCATTTCCCGGCGATAAGATTGCCTTTGGAGACCTAAACATAAGATTCTTAATCCAAGAAGATATGACTAATTATATTGAATTATACAATTGGTTAGTTGGTCTTGGATTTCCAGAAAAACATTCTCAGTTCAGAGAATATGTCAAATCACAGGCATGGAGAACTGGGGGTCAAAAGAAACAAAAAGAAGAATCACTTGGACAAGTTAGTGACGCGAGTTTATTTGTACTCGACTCTAACAATAATCCAAATCAAGAAATACTATTCAAAGATGCATTTCCAATCGCATTGAGTGGATTGGACTTTGACATATCTGGTGGTGATACACCATACTTTGTTGGACTCGCATCTTTTAAATATAGGATATTTAATATTAAATCTGTAACTTAACATTGAAGGATATATTATGGCTACATTGAATGAACTTCAAGATATGTGGGCTGAAGATTGTAAAATCGATGAACTCGACCTTGGTTCAGAATCAATCGGTACACCAAATCTTCACGCAAAATATGTAACCCATCTCGCTAACTTTAAATTACAATTAAGAAAAGCGCAGTCGGACTTGGCAAGACTTGAAAGAGTTAAGTCAGAATACTTTCGTGGAGAATTATCTAAAGAGGAACTTGACCAATTAGGTTGGGAACCTTGGTATAAAAATTCCGTACTTAAATCTGATATGCGTGCCGTATTAGATGGGGATGGAGATATTATAAAACAACAGGATAAAATTTGGTACTTAGAAACAACGGTAGATTTTTTGGACAGGGTATTGCGTAGTTTAAATTCGAGAACTTGGGACATCAAAAATGCTGTTGAATGGAACAAGACACAATCTGGCCTATTATGATATTTGTCAAACAGAAAGACCATGTGCATATGCATGTGGAAGCCTCAGATGAAGGTATAACAAAGGAGATATCAGACTTCTTCACCTTTGAAGTGCCTGGAGCTTCCTTTATGCCGTCATATAGAAACCGTCATTGGGACGGTAAGATTCGACTGTACAATTTGTCCAGAAGAGAACTATATGTTGGTCTTTTGCCTTACCTATTAGAATTTGCAAAACAACTTGAGTATGAAGTCAAGTTGGAGATGGGTGAGATTGGTGAAGAGATGTCACGCGATGAGGTCAAAGAATTCGCCAGTAGATTAAAACTTCATAGTAACTGGAAACCTATTCAGATAAGAGACTACCAAGAAGACGCAGTATTTGACGCAATTAACGGTGGTAGGACTCTTTTACTTTCCCCTACCGCTAGTGGTAAGTCCCTCATAATATACAATCTGGCGCGATATCATCACGCCTTAGGACGAAAACAACTTATTGTAGTCCCTACTACCTCTTTAGTAGAACAAATGTACGGAGACTTCGCTGATTACTCCACACACAATGGTTTTGATGTATCAAAGTACTGTCATAGAATATATGGTGGTAAGGAGAAGACAAACAAAGCGGACATAGTTATATCAACATGGCAATCTATCTACAAATATCCTAAGAAATGGTTTGAGGAATTTGATGTAGTGTATGGTGATGAGGCACATCTATTTAAAGCAAAATCTTTAATGACTCTCATGGATAAATGCACCAACGCCAGATTTAGAATAGGTACTACTGGTACACTAGATGGTACAAAGACACATAGATTAGTCCTAGAAGGAGTTTTTGGTAAGGTCTATAAGGTTACCACTACCAAGAAACTCATGGACAAGAAAGAACTTGCAGATTTAAAAATCATTTGTATGTTAATAGAATACACAGATGCGGAAAGAAAACTAGTATCAAAAATGCCTTATAAAGAAGAGATGGATTTCCTAGTAGGACACGCGGGCCGAAATGATATCATAAGTAAATTAACCATAACACAGAAGGGAAACACTCTTTTATTGTATCAGTATGTGGAAAAACATGGTTCTGTATTATATGATAAGATATCTAAAATGACAGACCGCCCAGTTCATTTTGTATTTGGTGGTACAGAAACAGAACAAAGAGAAAAGATTAGAGCTCTAACTGAAAAATCTGACAATACTATTATAATTGCTAGTTACGGAACCTTCTCTACAGGTATAAATATAAGAAACCTTAATAATATTGTGTTTGCCTCACCTAGTAAAAGTAGGATTAGAAACCTACAGTCAATTGGTAGGGGTCTCCGTAAAAGTGAAGTAAAAACAAAATGTAATTTGTTTGATATCGGGGATGACCTTTCTTGGAAGCAAAGAAAAAATTATACTCTTAATCATTTATTGGAAAGAATAAAAATGTACAATGAAGAAACTTTTGATTATAAAGTAGTAAAGGTAGATTCAACAATATGAATGATGCACATAAAATAAAGTCTATCATATTGTTTAATCATGTAATGGCTGCAATTGGTTTAATCTATGCAGACTTATCATGGTTACTCGTATCTCTAGTTGGATTTATTTTAATATATCAACTTGGTGCGGAAGTGGGGTTACATAGATATTTAGCACATAGGGCATTTGAAACTTCTTATTGGAAGTCAAGAACATTAATATGTTTAGGAATGTTTAGTTGTCTTGGTTCCCCTATGGCATGGGCTGGTATTCACAGGAAACACCATGCATTTAGTGATGAAAAGGGTGACCCACATGGATGTCAACCTTGGTATAAAGTATGGTCAACCTTTTGGGAACCATACACGGTAGAATCAAAGTATGTAAAAAATTTGCTTAGGGATAACTGGATTAGGTTTACGCATAAAAACTATTCCAAGATATT